GCTAATGACAAAGGAACTAGTCTCGACAAAGTCTGATGGTACCCACTCCTGAAACGACAATAGAATACGTCCGGTAGGATCTGCATACTGTCTAATTGCCATTGGATTCTCTAGAGTGACATCATTACCTTCAATGGAAGTATTGGAGATGATGTCAGTTCCATTCTTTAACTTTATGTAGAGTATTTCCATTTTTATACCTTGATTTCTATATTATATAGTTTGAACTCAAAACGTTCTTCACTATAAACTTTTACTCTCTCAGCAAAATGTTTCAATGTAAAATTCTCGTGTTTCTTATATCTTAGATCATCCGCAATATCAAAAAGCATAGCTTTTTTCTTGTTGTCTCCTAGTCGAAGACCTCTACCAATCGATTGCAGATTTCGAATTCGACTCTTTGATGGAGAGGCAAATATGATATTGTGTAGATTGCGAACGTTGATACCTGTACTAAAAGGTGCCGTAAGATGCAACAATAATACATCCTACGCCCCCTTTAGTTATTTTAGTAGGTTTCATTTTTTATCCTTTTTTTTCTGGATTCTATCATCTTATTTCTCCAAACTGGATCTGCCCACTTATTTTTCATAGCATTTCCATTTGAGCTTCTAGGTTTTCTTTTTTTCATTTTATTTTGAAACTCTTCATCATTTTGCCATTTATCTTTGATTTTTTGACCTGCTTTCTTTCTTTTGTTTTCATCTTTATTGACAATATTCATTTTTTTAGTAAAATTTTCTTTATATACTGGATCAGTATATCTATTCTTCAAAGATTCGCTATATTTTTCTACACCATTCTCATCAAAATATTTTTTCATTTTTATAGACTGTTCTTTTCTTTTTTCATCTGTCCAAAAATTTTTCATTGTATCCGATTTTTTCTTTTTAGAGTCTTCATTGTTGGATAAATTGTTTTCATTTACATATTTCCAACCCCCTATTCCACCCGGTTGTAAATTGTATGAAAGATTATCTTTCAAATCAATCAATAAAGTTTCTGCAATATTCATATCGTGTTCATTATCATATATTTTCAAAATATCTTTTTGAAAATTATGAATGCCATATTTTTGAATCGCTTTCTTTATGAGTTTTCCGGAACCCATGTAATCATCAAATAAATTTTCAGTAATATGTTTTCCAATATAAAATTTACCGTTAATTTTATTTGTTATTTTGTATATTGTATAATATTTCATATATTTACTCCAGTTGATTATTTTTTTTATTTAGTATCCAACTGGCATCAATATCATCATTTTCAGTAATAAATTGAGATTTTTTTACATTTCCATTAGATAAAGGAACTAATTCATCATGTTTGCATGTAATTTTTATTTCGTCAAACTCAAAAGTTATTTCATCTATTATCTTGTGTGCATCGACAATCGCACGAATATCTTCTCTGGTCTCAGTTTCCGTTCCACCATGAACGAAAAAGACTTTTCTTCCATCAGCTTTTTCTTCAATCAACTTGTGCAATCCTTTTCCATGATTATCGACATATTGGAAAAGAATCAACGTGTTTCCCTCTAGCGAGAGAACCAGATTACGAATAAACTTGTTTCGTGCATCGCTGGTAACAAGATACTTCATCTCATCGATATATTTGGCATCTTTTAGAAGACGACAAATCTCTTCTGGATATTTTAGCACAAGACACTTGATCTCAAAGTCCGAAAGTTGTTTCTTGTCGATTAGTTCTTTTGTGGTCACGGTCTTTCTTACTGGTCCAAAAAGACCTTCAAGAACAAGCTTGTGCGTCTTTGTTCCGTCGAGCGTACCTGTCATGCCAATTCGTAGAGAAGCTTTGTCCAAGTTTGTCATGATCGTTGTCAATGACTTGGCTTTGAAATTGTGTGCTTCGTCTCCAATCACCCACTCGTAGTTGAAGTAGTGCTTGGGTAGTGTATACAAAGATTGCCATGTTGAGATTGTGACAAGTTTGTCGGAAAACTTTTCACGACCAGAATAAATTCTGTGGATATTTTCTTCTACACTCCAGCCATTCTTTGTAGAGTAATCTTGGAAATCTGAATATAGCTGCTCGACAAGAGATGTCGTTGGTACGATAATTAGACCTTTTTTGTCTTGATCGGTCATGTATCTTGTGATAAGATATGCTATTAATGATTTACCTGATGCTGTTGGAGATATAAGCATTTGTCTACGATTACGTATGGAATACGCGAACGCTTCAATCTGATAGTCGCGAGCGTCAATATCTTTGTTACGACTTTGTATATGCAGGGAGTCGGCATATTCTTTTGCTTCGTGAAGGGAGAAGGATGTCGTTTGAAGAACCTTATCATCATAGACAAGGGTGTATTTTCTTTCCTTAGCGAATGACTCAAGATGTGTTATGAGTCCGTAGTACAGTGTGGATGTTCTAGTATCATACAAACGTATCTTGCCATCCCACACTCTACTTTTGAACGCGGGGGTAAATTGATATCCCGGAACATAGAATGTAAAATACTCTGATATTTCGCGAGCGACGCCGCGCTCGCAAGAGATCATTATGTATGCTTCATCTTTTTTTGCTACGATTATTTTTTCAGACACCTTGTGTAAACTTCTGCCATTCTATAGCGTTCTTCAAGTTGAAGCTTCGCTGATGGATTTCCTTGATGATCTTTTCGCAACAATCTACGAAAAGTTCCGTATAGTTTAATTTAGTCTGGATTTCTAGCACATCATCATCGCCAGATATCATTGTGCTTATGTCTGCGCGAAGATACTTTTCACGCATTGGCTCCCAACCAAGTTCAGTCAGTTCATCTGTTCCGTTTAGCTTACCGTCGTAATATCTCCACTTCAATTTGGTCAGTTTATTGAGATCAAATTGAAGCTTTTGACAACGCATCTTTTGCGTCTTGTACACTTCTATGTACTTTGAATGCAGGGACGATAGGCGAATGGATTCTGTACCAAGTTCCGTACTATCGATCTGTGAGTCTTTTTTCCACGACTCCATTAGGTCATCTATGTTCTTGATCATGATATAAATTCCTTGGAATATTAGTGCAATATACACTAAAACTCAAAGAATGTCAACATCAAAATAATTATATCTAAATGTAGCAGAAGCTGTTAGAGTCATATTTGCATCCATAGTATAGTCAAAAGCAATTGAAGACACTGTAATAGGAAAACAATCTTTAAAAGTGATACGAATATTTGGAGTATTTTTATTTGACATTACTGTCATGACCGCATCGGATACTGTTCCGCCGTAATCTGTATTGTCTTTTAAAAGACGACGATATTGATCAAATTCTTTTGGAAATGTCAACCCCGTTATCCAATTATGCATTTCTAACCAAGCCCTAAGATCTTCATCTACCATAAACGTTATATCTAAAGGCTCATATTGAGCCTTATCACCATGAACATATAAATCAACAAACGGGGTATTTCTAATTATTTCAGACATCGATAGTCCAGGTAAATTAAAAGTTTGACAAAAATAAGTTAAATTTGGCATTCTTGTAAATGTCAATTGAAACTTTGTTGGTTGAAGAAAACTTGTATTTGTTGGTTGTTGATTTAATTTTGCCATAACTTACCTCTGTAGTATTTATGAACAAAAAGAGGGGGAACCGAAGTTCCCCCTCAAGTTGTAGTAACGCTTTCTTATTGTTCTTCAGATCACAGAAGGTTTGAAACCTTGAAGATACGATAGTAGACGTTTGAACGATTTGATAGGCGTCCAAGACCTGCTGTTGTACCTTCAGCAAATGGATTTGCGACCATTCCGTAACGTGTCTTGAATCCGATACGTGGCTGGAATGTGTCTTGTCCGATTGCACGAACCATCTGTAGAGGAACATATGGACAGTAGAACAGACCAGCGTCATAAGGTGATGTACCCTTATAGCCAACTGTTACTAGTTCAGATGTGTTTGTTCCTGCTGTTGTTGAACCGTAGTAAGGATCGATGTAGACCTTGATACGGTTGTGTAGAAGACCAGCAAATGTGTTACCTGTGTCGTCTACCTGTAGATCAGCCTGAAGTGCTGGGGTATACTGTAGTACGCCTGCCATTGCCATTGCAGAAGCAACGTCAGATGAGCAGATTACTAGGTTACCCTTACCACGACGGGTTGCACGAGCGATTACGTTTGCTTCGCGTTCGATCTGGAAGATCAGACCCTTGAACTTTTCAACTGACCAACGACCATTTGAGTCGGTGTCTAGGTCGAATGTTCCTGCTGTTGTTGTACCAGCTGAGCAACCAAGCACAGCTGTAGAATACACTGTACGAATTACTTCACGGTTGATTTCTGCAAGAATTTCGGTTGACAGAATGTTTGCCAACTCAGTTTCTGCATCAAGACCATGAATTGCCTTCAAGTCCTGAGCAAGTTCTAGAGTGTATTCTGCCTTCAATGCACGCTCGCGAGCAGTTACTGTAACTTTTTCGATTGAGAATGCCATTTCAGCAAATAGGTTTGTACCAGAGTCACCAAGAGCTTCACCCTGAGCTGTTGTCATACCGTTACCAGTGTTGGAAAGAGTATAGTCTTCAATTCCTGGTGTAGAAGTCTGATGATTCTGTGATGCACCGTTTGCACCAAGCTTGTTTGCAGCTGAGAACTTTGTGTTAGCTTCGTTGAAGAGAGCTTCTGTTCCAGTCTGTGAGTCATACTTTGAACGCATTGCGAAGATCAAGCCTGTTGGACCTGTCATTGGCTGAACGCCGCAGATGTCGTATGCGATCAAGTTTGGAAGGGCACGACGAACCAGCGAGATCAAGATCGGATCGTAGTTGCTGATTGAAGCGCCAGTTGCGTTTGTTGGAGCTGATTCAGATAGGAACGAACGATCACCACCCATGAATGCTGCTTGCTGAGAAGAAGCAATCTGCTGGTTTTCAAGAACCATAGCTGTAACAGCTCTCTTGTAAGGATCCGCGATCTTTGGAAGTTCTGGATGATCCAGAACAGGACCCCACTTGTTGACTAGTTGTTCAGTAAGTTGCATTTTTAGTAAACTCCTTTATTGACTATTATTTTAGAACTGTGCGACTAATTGACTTGACATATGCGTCCATGATTGGATCTGCACCTGTCTTGTTTTCTTTTTGTTTTTGTTCTGCAAGACTCTGGGCTTGTTCCACAACATCTGTTTCTTCATCAAGTTTTTCGTTATTTGACTTTGATGATGTTTTTGTTGAGAAATAGTTTTCGCGGAGAGTTTTGAGACTTTCTGCATAGTCTTCAAGTGATGTAAATTCAACACCTTCAGACAGAGACTTCATCTTTTCTACTTGAGTAGATGTTAGTCCTTCGCAAATTTCGTAGAACGCTTCTCTCTTTGCGTACTCATTCAATTGCTTCTTCATTTCAACTGCAGAAGAGATCTGTTCGTTAAGCTTATTTTCCAATTCAACAACTTGTGCTGTCATCTCTTCGACAACATTGACTTTGTCTTCTGGAATATCAATATAATGCTCTGTGAACAGATTGCGTAGACCAGCAATAAAGTCTTCTGTCAATTCAGAACGAAGACCAGACTCAATTGCTAGTTCATTTTCCTTGACCCATTCTTCAACGACATAGTT